CACGCCTTGTAGACGGCGTAGATGGTGGACTTGTCCGCGCCCCGGAACACCTGAAGCACGCGCACCGGATCGTCGCAGGTCCCCAGCCAATGGCAGATTCGGACGTGCAGGGCCGGCACGGTCCAGCCCTGGACCTTCGACCACATCAAAAAAAAGGCCAGGAACGAGATTTTCCTATTCATGCAAGGCGGGCAAAGCTTCCATGGAACTTACTGGCGGCTTGCGCGTAAGCCGCTGCCGCCAACTCGATGGTCGCATGCAAACCAAGGTAATGGTGTTGTCCGCCCACCTTGATCTGTGCGAGCCACCTCTTGGCGCCCTTGTGCCAATACACGCCTTTCCTCCCGGACGTGTTGTTGGAGCGCTTGCGGGTGTTCATCATGTTCTGGGATTGGGTTGCGGCTCGAATATTTCCGGGTCGATTGTCCTGCTTGTCACCATTTCGGTGATAGATTCGCTCTGGCAGCTCATCCCCGATGACCATGAGCCAGACGATCTGGTGCGTATACCACTTTCGGCCATCTACACACACGCGTCGATACCCGTGTCGGTCTATGTAGCCTGCCTCAGTGCCAGCCGTGCGAGGGCCAGCGCCCACCCGCCAGAAAAGCCTTCCAGATGAAGTGTCATATTCGAACTTGAGGCGCAAGTATTCGGGCTTCATTTTCACTCTCCCTGTTTTACCGATGCCGCCTTCTGGACCTTCTCCAGGAACTCGGCGGCTTCCTTCTCGGCACGTTTGACCTCGCCTTCCATGCCGTCATCCGGCTCGGCGTGGTCCTCCACCGCAACCGCCCCGCCCAAGGGATCGGCAGTCTGGCGCCGCGCCAGGTCTATCAGGCTGTTCAGCTTCATGGCCAGGGTGACGGTGGCGATGGGGTTCTTCTTTGCCCAGAACCGATCACCGCGCGTCTGGGCGTCCATCTTGTTCGGGTCGACCCCGTGGCCCGGCCAGTTGTCGGGGTTCATCTCCTGCACCAGGACGTCGATAAGCTTCTCGGCGTATTCGGTCAGACGCTCGAATTGGTCTTGGCGCATCAGTTGCTCCACAGTCGGGAAAGGTCGGGGCCGCGCTCCGGTACGCCCGGCCCGAGTTGCCACCAGTAGTCCTGGTCGTGCTGGCGCGATGCACGGCGCTCGACTCGACTCAAGTATCCCGGGCTGAGGTTTTCTTGCAAAGCGTGGAAGAACGTGTGATCGATGGCACCCGACAGCCACCACAGGTTCTGGTACGGCAGCGTGCCGCGAATGGTCTTGGCCGCGCCAGCGCCCAGGTTCAGGTCGTCGCCGCTGGCTGCGCGCCAGGCGTTTTCTGATACCAATCCCAGCACGTCCGCGAAGGTGCCAAATGTAGGCCCAACTACCGTACCCCCTACGGATGCGGTGAAGCCGCCCGGAGTTTCGCGGGGATCCTGGAAAAGCATGTCGCCCACGATGGACAGGCCCCCGCCTTGCAACAGCGCCTCGGTCCAGAAACGGCCGCTGTTCAATGCCAACGGATCCCGGCCGGACAGCATTTCCTTGATCTGGAAGGCGATGCCCCCGGCGATGGTGGTGCCAAGCATGATGGCAGTGCCATAGGCGAGGCGGTTGGCAGCCGCCGGCGCACCGTCCAGCCCGCGCGGCGCGTCGATCATCCGCCGGTAGTGGCGCGAGATCATGGCCAGCGGAAAGCTCTTGAACTGCATGACGGAACGCGCAAGCTCTCCGCGCTTTGTGCCCGCCTGTAAGCCGCCCAGCGTTTGGGCGCCGCGGGTGGCCAGATCAGGATTCAGAACTGCATATTCCGACTCGTCGCGGATCAGGCCCAGCACCTTGGACACCAGTTGCGGCGCATTGTCGGCGCCGGTGGCCATGATCGATTCGGGCGTCAGGTATTTCTGCCCGCGGTACTCGGTGGGCTGCGCTTGGCTGATCACCGCCCAATCGTCCTCGGTGATGCCCTTGCGCGCCATGTGCGCCCGGTCCCATTCGGTAAGCGCACCCCACTCCTTGCCGGCCATCTTGCCCATGCCGCCCATCATGGTCATCTGGAAAGCGCGGCGCATGCCGTCCGTCCAGGCGTTCATCAAGGAAAGCTTCATGACGCTGTTGGAAATCTTGCCCGACCAGTTGTTGCGGATGTGGTCGCCAGAAAAGCGGTTCAGGTCGGACACCAGTGATTCAGCGATCAGCCCGTGGGCGTTCAGGAATTCACGCGTCTCGCCGCTGAATTGGCCGCCAATGTTCTTCAGCGCCTGCCAATAGGGCAGCTTGTTGTAGCCAGAGGTCACCATGTACGTGGGGATATCTGAGATCGAAGCAAGAACTGCACGGCCCAGCTTGGACGCCACGTTCAGATTGCGCACGTCCGCCGCGACGCGCGCAAGGCTGGCATTCTGAGCGTTGCCGGCAGTCCCCATGATGAGATCAAAATACGCTTGCGGCGCGATGCCGAAGGTGTTCCGCACGGCCCCATCTTTGCTCTTCGCGATGTCAGCTTGAACCTGGAACTGGTGCGCGGGATTCGGCCCATAGCGTTCAACGAGGCCGATGTCCCGCGCCAAGCTCGAGATATGGCTCGTCATGGCGTCGTACATGCTTCCTTGCCCGAACTCTCCCATGTACTCGACGTAGGCCTGGCCGTCGCGCCAGTGAAGCTGCCGGGCCTGGCTGCCTCTGTTTGCGCGCGAACCAGTTCCTTGAAAGCGGCCGGGCTCTACCTTGTTGGTGCCGCCGGAGGAAAGCGTTTCCCAAGCTGCGCGCAGGAAGGCGGTCATTTCCGCGTCGTCCATCTGGCGACCGTCCGGCCGCACATACCGGGTGCGGTCCAGCTTCGACATGGTCTTCTGCACCCAGGCATCCTGCCCGGCAGCCAGCACACGCCCCTGGTCGCTCGCCTGCGGCACATAGCCGTATTCCAGCCGGCCAATGTCGCCGCCGGCGTTGTTGAAGCGCTGGCGCATCGTCTCGATAGTCGTGTTCCAGGCCTTGGCGGCATCGGCGGCCAACTTGTTTCCCGTGCCGCCTTCCCCGCGCGCGAAGACTTCGGTGGCCAGGTCGCGCGTCATCTGCGGGTTTTCGACGTCGAACAGGAACTGCAGCGCGCGGCGGCCGGCGGACACACCATTTGTCGACGTCGCGGCATCGAACAGACTCCGGAGCTGGGACCAGTATTGATCCTTGACGCCCTTGATGTAGGAATCGGTCTGCTCCATGTGGCGGACCAGCGCGCGCGACCGGTTGTCATTGAAAAGGTCTTGGATCTCAGCGATTTCCCCATCCACGTCGGCGCGCTTGACCAGTTGAAGCTGCTGGCGCTGGAGCTTCAACCGGGCTTCGGCTTTGGCGTCCTGCATGGCGCGCTCGGCAGCGGCCAGGGTGCGCTGGGCGGGCGTCAAGGCCAGCCACGCCGCTCTGTCCTCCCGCGCCATTGCCTGAGCGGTGCCGGTCAGCCGGTCGTCGATAGAGGCGATTTCCGCCTGGCTGAGCGTGCGGCCTGCCGCCGCGTTCACCTGGTCGATACATTTCTTGAGCATGTCGGATCCTTATGCGGCGCTGAGGAAGCAGTTGGCGGCCACGGCCAGCAAGCCGGCGTCCGCGTCGTCCCGCGCAAGCTGTTCGTTCAGGCGGCGGATGGCTTCGGTGATGGGGACGTCTTCGGCATCGCCATCCATGCGCACCATCATGTCTGGCTGGGTGGCCTCGATCTCGGCCAGTCGGCCCGACACATAGGCCTCGTTTGTGACCTCGGCCGTGGTGGCGGGCATCTTGGCTGGCGGCACGATCGGATCCACATCCGCACGCGCGGCGGCCGGCGTCACCAGGTCCGTGCCGGACGCGAAAGCCGGCACCCCGGGCAGCGCGGTGCTGGCGTCGGCCCGTGCGGCGGCAGCTTGCCGGCCCCGCGCAGGGATCTGAAAGGGCGGTTCAGCAGCGCGCGCCGCCTCCCTCACGCCGGCCGCAACCGGCGTCATGGCGCTGGCCGGCGCGTCGATGGCAGCGCGCTCGGCACGCATCTGCTCGATGCGCTCATCCAGGACGGCCAGCGCCTGGCGCGCGGTCATGGCCTCGGCGTTGGCGTCGATCTGCGCTTCCAGGGCGGCAATGCGCGCATCCGTCTCTTCTGCGCGCGCGTCCAGCTCCTTGCGCGCGCGGTTCAGTGCAGCGCGGGCGCCGGTGCGCGGCTCGTTGGAGCGGATCTGTTCGGCCAGCGCGCGCAGCTCGGCGTCGTCGCCAGTGGCGCGGCGCGCCTGGGACAGCGCCTGTATCTCAGTGCGCAGCGCACGGATGGCGCCAGGGTTGGCAAGGGCATCCGCTTGGGGCAGCAGTTCGGCGCGGGCAGCCTCTGACCGGGCCACCATCGTCTCCAGGGCCCGCGCCGCATAGGCTTCTTTCATAGGGAACTGGTCTGCCACGTACACCGGCAGGCCGTCGGCCATCTGGGACGACGCGCGCATGACCGACATCATGGCGTCATTGGCGGCGCGCACGTCGGACGGATCGGAAAGATTCCAGGAATCGACCACTTCCCGCACGCGCTGCACGCGCGCCGCGTCGACCAGCTCCTGCGCGACCGGGCCGCGCTGCGCTTCCGCTGCTTCGGCGGCCTGCGCCGGCGCCGCCTGCCCTTCCCGGGCTGCCGCCCGCGTGCGTCCGCGCAATGCCCAGGCACCGAACGCCGCGGGCACCAGGGCGGACACGGCCAGGCCGACGGGATCGAACGGGTTGTATTGGTCGGCCAGGTTGCTGTAATCGGCATTGTTCAGGATGTCGCGCGTCATTTGCTGCTGGGCGATGAATAGGCCCGGCCCGCCGGCCGCCGCGTAGCCAATCGTGCCGCCAATGGTCTGGCCCGCCACCGGCAGCGCCACGCCGACGCCCGTTGCCAAGCCTGTGACCGCGCCCACGCCGGTGCGGGTGGCAAGGTCGACACCTTGTCGACGCAGCTCATCTGCTGCCGTGACGCCTTCATCCACGCCCGTCAGCGCCGCGCCCGTCAACGGGTTGCCGGTGGCCAGCGTGTAGCCGACCGCCTTGGTGATGGTCTTGGTGAACCCGAACACCATCTGTTCCGCCGTGCTTGCGGTCTGCGGGTTCGGCCCCAGCCAGCGGCTGGCGTCGCGCAGGGTGTCGCCCGTGTCGCTGCTGAAGGCCGTGCCGTCGTCCAGCGCTTTCTTGGCCGCACCGGTGCCCTGCTCGCGCCACACGCGCTGCTCTTCGGTCTCGGCGAACGGCAAAACCCCGGTGCTGCCGGTGGACGCCATGGCTGACCCGAAGGCGCCAACGGTGTCGGACAGGAATGCGCCCTGGTCTGTCAGTCCAGCAGCTACGCCAGTGGGTGCGGCTTTCGCCAAACCCCAAAGACTAAAGCCCCGTTCGGGGCCGGGGGCAACAGGAGGTATCTGTGCGCGATTACGCAGAACCTCGTTAATCTCGCCTTGGAAAGCATCATCGAGTGCCATTGCCAACCCTCACGATGACCGGCTGACCGGCCTGATTCAGTACGTCACCAGTGCCGGACGACACCGTATAGCGTCCCTGGCCGGCGTGGCGCAGCACGGCATTGGGCAGACCCTTGACGAATTCGGAAACCGGGATCGCCCTGCCCGCGACGAAGACATTCCCGTCGGGCGCCTGGTCGGTGAAGCTGTCCGGCGTCAGCGCCACCAGGCCGCGTTCGAACTGGCTTTCGGTCATGCCCAAAGGCAGCGGGATCTTGCCGCCGTTGAATTCGACGATGCTTCCCGTAACCGCCTCTATGGCGTTTCGCATGCTGCGCCCTTCTCGACGAACCTCCGCATCAGCCCTTACGAACACTGCGGCGTCAATCATTGCACGCCTCGTTCCGTTGGAAGCGAACACTCCGTCAAGTTCCGCCGCGGCTTCGGCGCGCCAGCGGTTTATGTCGGCATCGACAATCCGCTTGTCCTGAATCGCCTGCTCCCCCCTCAGTACCCGCTCAGCAACAAGCCCACCGTTTGGGAGTTGCTGGCCTCCAATAGCAGATGCTAAGGACAGTGCGCGGTCCTTACTATCAATCTGCGCTGCGATGGCGCCCATGGTCTTCTGTCCGACTGACCGCGATAACGCAGCAATGCTTGCCGCACGCTGGTCGACTGGCATTGCTTTCAGCGCGGTGCCGACCTGCATTGCCTCCTCCGGCGTAAAAGGAGAAACCGGCGTGCCGGTAACGACCTCCACCTGCTGGGACTGCTGCAATCGTGCGTCGACGCTTTGAACTATGCCGTCAACCCCATTCGATACGTCCAGCGGGGCAAGCTCGGGCAGGACGCCTCGGTCAACTGCTGCACGAAGCGGGTCTTCCTTGTATTCACGCTCCGATGCCTCGTACGACTTTTGCATGTTGTCGTACATGGCTTGCCGTGTCGGCGTCCATCCTGTGCGACTCCCCTCCGCCTGCAAGCCGTCCAACAACTCTTTCTGAATGTTCAGCGGCTGCATTGCGAAGGCCGTGCCCGCCGGCGCTTGCTCAACGGCGGCTTTGAATCCCGCTTCGTAAGGCGTGCCCGCGACCTGCTCGGCGGCGCCGGCAATCCAATTGGGATCCAGTTTCTTGCCTTCGGTCGCCAAGGTAACAGCCTGGGTATAGACCCCAGCCGCCTGCCGGTCGCGCTTGGCCGCCTGGATCTCAGCCCGCTGGGCCTGCGCCACCGCGCGCTGCTCCAGCGCCGTCTTGTATCCGGTCGTGGTGTTCAGCAGCACCGCGCGACGCTGGGGGTCCAGGGCGGCGAACTCTTCCGAGTTCAGCATGGATTCCACCTTGTTCAGCTCGGCCATGCTGTTCCGCGCGCCGTTGACCAGGCTGTACGCCTTAGTCGCGTAGGCCTTCTCGCGGAACGTGTTGATGTTGTTTTCGATCTGCGCGGGCGCCCAGCCAGCGGAGGGCCCCATGGCGCGCACGGACTGGTCGTACAGGGCAGACGCCTTGGCCGGGTCGTTCTCGCGCTCCAGGGCAATGCCCAGCGCTGTCAGGTCGCCGCCGATGTTCTGCTGCGTGCGCTTGGTGGCCGCATCGCGCACCCGGAAGCCCAGGGACTGGCCCAGCTCGCCCAACTGCGCACCCACCGTGTCACGCTGGCCCATGGCGACCTTGGATAGCTGGTCGCCCATGAGCTTCTTGGACCGCTCATCCCATACCGTCTGCGCCTTCGCGGGGTCCAGATCACCAGCCTCGACCGACCGGGAAATCTCGTCCTGAAGGCCAACCAGCGCGCCTTTCGATTCGGTCATCTGGCGCAGCGTCTGCGCGCGGCTTTGAGCCTCAAGCAGATCTGCCCCGATACCAGAAAGCTGGCGGCCCGTCTGCTGCATCGCCTCCGCGCTGCCATCGACAAACGCGCCCGTAGGCACGCGCACGCCTGGGGCCGCCTGGGCGGTCTGGTTGCCGAAGTTCCCGACAGGAATCCTCATTTCGTCGTCCCCTTGTATTTCCAGGTGCCGTACTGCGCGGCCCCGCTTAGCAGGCTGCCGGTGGCCGCCGAGTTGCCAGCGCTGCGCGCATTGGCGCCCGCGCGCCGGGTGAGCGCTGCCTCGGTGTCAAGCGACCGACCGCGCCGCTCGCCCGTCAGAATGGTGTTGAAGGCGTCTTCTTCTGAATCCCGGTAGATGGATTCGTTGATTCGAACGGGCGTGCCGGTCCCGACCGACACCCCGGAGCTGGCATAAGCCGCCTCTGCCTCCGCAGCCTGGCGCCGTCCAGCCCGCCGAATCTTCTCAGCCTGGGCGACGGCGGCGTCACGCTCCTGCGCTGCCTGGATATCGATCTGATCAGCCTGCGCGTTTGCCGCCGCCTGCTGCTGCTGGCCTTGCTCTTTTTGGCTCTGTGCTTGCATCACAGTGCCCACCGCCATCGCGGCAAGTGCGAACCATCCCATGTCACAACCCCCAGGAATAGAGATCACCGACCTTGCGCGCGCCCAGCCGTTCGTAAAGCGCGCCTGTCCGGTCAGTCGTCACGCCGGTCGTGACCCCCATATTGATGTAGAGGGCACCGCGCTCGCGGGCCCAGGCCAGATACGCCTTGACCAGCCGGACGCCATCCATAGACCCGCGCCTGGCCGGCGACACGTAGACCCCGTATTCGAAGGCGGCCACGGTCTGTCCGAAGAAGTCCTGCGCCAGCCCACCGGCGAGGACGCCATGCAGACCGCCCTCGTGTTCCACCACCAGCAGGCACCCGTTCTCGTTCTGCGCCAGATGCTCGAACAGGGACCGCATCTTGTCGGGGCTGAAGTCAAGGACGCGAAAGCGCGATTCAGCGTGCATGGCGGCCGCGATGGGCAGCAGGCCGTCGATGTCAGAAAGCTGTGCCGGCCTAATCATTGGTCGTCCATTTCCGCACAACGGCGAGTAGGTGAAAAGGCATCGGATCGGGCTGGGTGAACTCGCAGAACATTTCCCCTTTCCGCCAACCCATGGCGCCGACCCCCTCCCAGCCGCTGAACGGGGCTGGCGGTTCGTCCAAGATGTCAGGGCCGAACTTGCGCAGGTTGACCGGCTGGCCGTTTATCTGGGCGCCGACCGTGTCCAGGAACAACGCATAAAACTCGTGCGGGCGCATGTTGCTGGCCTGGGCCGTGCCGGTGGGCGTGCCGATTTCCGGGCGCAGCATCTTCACGCGCGGGATGACTTGCAGGCCAAACTGCACCTGCTTGGCAGGTCGCGGCAGCGTGACCTGGCCACCCACAACCACCAGCGGATCCATCTTGGAGCCGTCGGCATTGCACACTACGGTCTTGCCTTCCAGATGGTCCAGGCCGGTCCACAGCTTTTTCCCGACCGGGTCAGTGCCGAAGGCCGTGGAGTGGCAGTAGGCAGCAGGGTCGAAGCGCTCTACGTACCGCCGCGACGCCCCGTTGATCGTGCGGCGCACCGTCACCCAAACCTCGTCCACGTCGCCAGCGGGCACGGCGCACACGCTTTCGAAGGCGCCATCGGTTTCCTGAAGCGTCCAGGCGATGACGCCCTCGTCGCGGTCAATGGTCATGGTGGCCAGCGTGCCGTCGTTACACACGCACCACAGGACGGACACGGGCTTTTGCTGGTATGCCATTTCCACCACGCCGGAGCGCAGCAGGTGTTCAGACAGGGTGGTCAGGTCGGGCGAGCGATACGAGTCCGTCGATACGCTGTAGGACATTGCCAGGACGCTGGTGCCGGCGCGCTGCACATAGACCAGCTCATCGCCGATACGGGCGGGCCGCACATCCGTGGTGCCGTAGACGCTCTGGTCCTTGGCCTGCACGTTGGTCGGGGTCAGCGGCTTCTCAACACCACCCGCAAGCGTCCACTCGGTGCCCAGGGTCAGCGCCAGTAGCGCGCGAACGCTGGCCAGGTGCTGGATGCCGTTGCTCTCGCCGTCCAGCGCGTAGAAGAAGGAATCGGTGTCCAGGTCGCCCAGCGTGAAATCGAAGTACAGCCCGGTGCGGCTGCCCCAGCAGCCATTCGGATCGCGCTCAGTGCCACCGAACACCAGGCGCTGCTGGTTGATGGTCACTGCTTTGGGGTAGCCATAGGTATCGCCCCACACACTCTGCTCCAGGCTCCAGGCCCCGGCCGGCGCTTCCACATCGGAATCCAGGTCGGTGCGTACCACGCCGCGCACATTCTGGGCGTCGACGTATTCCGTGATCAGCACCAGGCCGCGATTGATCCGCAGGTACTGGCCGACGTCGCCGGGGCGAAACCCGTCATAGCCGGTCGTCACTGCGCCGGGGATCTTCTGCGCAGTGCCGAATACAGTGGGATCAGGCGTCAAAGCAGTGAACCCGTCATATTCGAAGGAATCCGCGTCGATAACCGTGATCGTGGTCTGCTTGTTGTAGTCGTCCGGGTCGCAGTTCTCGATGCGGACCGTGTCGCCTGTGGAGTATCCGTGCCCCACCACCGTCGCAAGCGCCGTGGTGGTGGTGTTGTGCACCAGGTTCGTGATCGCCTTCGCGGGCTGCGGCGTGCCTGGCGTCGTGCTGGACTGCATGGTCAGGGTGATCGTCTTGCCGACAGTGCCCTTTTCAGAAGGCTTCAGGCCAGCCTGAGGCGAACCGGCCAGGGTCCAGCCATTGGCACCGATTGAGGTGGAAAGGAAATCGGATGCAATGTCGGCGGTCACCACCGTAGAGCTGACGAAGGCCGTGATGTTCGCGATCCCAGGCCCAGCGATGATTTGCCGGCCCACGTCGCTATTCAGAAAGATGCCACCCGCCGACGTGAGGGTGCGCCCGCCGCCCACCGTGGCCGCGCTCAGGGTCAATCCGAAGCTTGGCGTAATCCCGATTTCCGCGAAGGGCACGACCGAGAAAGGCACCGCGCGCAAGCGCCAGTTCGTTTCATCCAGGCGCTGCAACATCTGCGGGGCGATCTGCGGATGCGTGATGAACATGGTGTTGTCTTTCTGGGCGAAGCGCAGCACAGGTACAGCGGCGATTCCCCACGGCGTGGCAATCTCGTATGGGGTGCTGCCCACCACAATGCGCCCCGCCTTGGCGCGGTAGACGCGCATGTAGGCGTCGCCGAACTCCAGCACATAGGCGATGTCCCGGTTGAATACGAACGGGATAAGGCGCGTCCGCTGGGATTCGTTCTTGACCGGCTCAATCATGCGCGTGCCGGGCGCGCGCTCGGCGCCGCCGTACACGTTGACGATGACGTTGCGCAGGGCCTCGGCGCCGTTCTGGTAGCGCGCCACGTCGACGCGCCCGCGAACCTTCGGGGAAATCTCCCCGGCCGTGAAATTGGTCTGGATGGTGCTGATGCGCGGCATGCCGTCCCCCTCAGAACCGGGCCATGGTCAGGGCCGAGTCGCCGAATTCCTCGGGCGGCTGATCCTGCCCGTCGATGGCCTTGGCCACCTTCAGCTTGAATTGCCCTTCCTGGTTCAGGCTGTCGCGCAGACTGGTGGACGCGGTGACCAGATAGGCCATCGCCGCGGCCTGAAGCAGTTCGGCGGCTTCCACCATGGAGTCGTCCCAGGTGCCGGGGTTGGTGTTCTCCCAGATGTAGACCAGTGGCAGCGCGTTGGTGCATGCCAGAATGCGGCGCCCCTCCTGCTGGTAGGTCAACGGGCAGTTGCGCCGCCCCACCTGCACGGTCTTGAGCCAATCCGTGGGCAGGTTGAACTGGTAGCCGTAGTCGAAGGCCGGCGTTTCGGCCAGCGGCGCCAGGATCACGCGCTTGGTCGCGCAGTTCCATGGGTGGGCGCGCAGCACCATGTTTCGGACGGTCGGCCAGATGTTGGAGCTTGGCCCCGCGAACCGGGAGTTCTCCTGAAAGCTGGCGATAGGGTCAGCCCCCAGCCGCTGGAGCGCATTGGAGCAGATGGAAATTTCGCTGGCGGTAGACATTCACGGCACCTGAAAAGAAAAAAGCCGGGGGACGAGCCCCCGGCAATGTCCCTCTGGAACCCAGGGGGTGACCACGGAAAGGGTCAGTCGGTTACGTACGGGATTTCGAAGCGGATCTGCTGGTTAGCAGCCAGCACAGCGCCCAGCACCGTCGCGTAGACCTCGACGTCGGCAGGCGTGATGTAGTCCGCCGCAGCGGCCACCAGCAAGCCGGTGTCAGCCGCGATCTTGCCGGCCGCCGAAATGTCCACGCCATCGGCCACGCCGTCAGCATCGATCACCACTTGCGTCTTGGCGTTGCGGATACCGATGTCCACCACCGAACTGGCGGTACCGGCGCCGCCCACCGACAGCACTGCACCGGTCAGGAAGCGCGAATTGACCGGCACCGTGCCCAGCAGGATGGTGTCGTTGATGGCGTAGGCGGCATGGGTAGCCGGGAGGGTGGCAACCAGAACGCGCTGGCGGCCATGGGATTCGGCGGGCAGCAACTTCTTGCGGTCCGCCACTTTCTGCGCTTGCACGCTGTTGACTTCAGCCATGGTGTTCTCCAGGTATTTCGATCAGGGGATCGAGGGTTAGAAGGTGAAGTCGATGGCGACGACCTTCTCTTCCTCGACGCGGACGGCGCCATGGGACGCGCCCATGTCCACCTGCATGAGGTTCTTCTTGTCCTTGCGGCGGCCCGCCGTGCCTTCCACGTAGCCGGAGCCGAAGTGAATGGCGCTCTTGGCCCAGGCCACGGTGCGCGCGGTGTTGCCGCCCGTGATCTGCACGGCCTCGTAGGGCTTCCACTTGAAGCCCATCCAGTTGCCGGAGACGTCGCCGTCTTGCAGCATCTTGACGGCCATGAAGTCGGCGTTGGTCAGCGTGGTGTCGGCAAGGACGTCTTCCAGCATTTCCGCCGTGTAGACGATGTAAAGCTCTTCGCCGTTGTGCGAGTCCGCCTCGTTCTTGCGGAACATCTTGCGGGCCGTCAGCAGCTTGGCCTTGGTGAAGCCCGTGGCGCTGGCCGTGATGATCTGGCTGGAGGGCAGCGCGATCTGAGCTCCGTCCTTGGTCTGCGCATTGCCGATCAGCGCGTTATAGATGATCGAATCCTTGCGGCGATTGTGCGCAGCGACCAGGGACGACATGTAGCTGCCATTCAGCGGATTGGCCAGCAGCTTGGGTTCGTCGTTGCGGTCGACAGGCAGCGCCTGGAAGAAATCGCGCATCAGGCCGATGCGGGTGCTATGCGCCGCTTCCGAGAAGACCGTGTCGCCGTGGCGGACGGTGTTTTCAGGCATATCGTCCAGCGGAGCCAGACGGTTGGCGGTGAACGACTCGCCGGTGATCGTGCCGCGATCGGTCACGCAGCCAGCAAAGCGGGAATCAAGCTGTTGGGCCTGAAGGCGGATCGTGTTATCCCACTGGATAACGAATGCCTGGGTGATGGTATTCGACATGGAAAACTCCAAAACGGATTGGTCTGATCAATTCGCCTTGTGGGTTGCCCGGAAACCGGACCCATTGAGTTCGCCCATTGCTGCCGGCTACCGCACCATTGGGAGGGCTATAACCGGTTGTCCGCGCGCCATGCGGGCCGGTGAATGCCCGCAATGGTCACGCTGAGAGGTAGACGGAATCCCGTCTTTTTGAGGGGTGTCAGGCGACTGCCTGAGTGCCGTGCTTGCGTTCGTAGTAGCCGCGAACCTGCGCGCTGACCTTCTCGTGTTCGGGGTGGCGCGTGTTCTTGTAAGCGTCGGACAGCATGAGCTTCTGCACGTCGTCTTCGCCAAAGGTGCGGAACGACGTCTTGCCGGGGCCAGCGTCTTCCTGGAACTCGGCGCCCAGCGCGGACATCATGCGCAGGAACACAGGGTTGTTGCCCAGCCCCGCCTGTTCCACCTGTTCCATCGTCAGGCCCGCCCGCTCGATGGCGGCGCTGGTGGCGACATGGGCCAGACCAGCGTTACGGCGGAATTCCTTTTCGTCCTTGCCCCAGACCTGCTGCAACTGCTCGGTGGCCTGTTGCTGGTCCAGCGTCTGGAAGCCTTGGGCCATCTTCTGCGCGCCTTCGAAGTGATGCTTCATCACCACGTCAAGCTGGCCCTGAGTAAGTCCGGCCTTGTGCGCATCCGCCAGGAACGCCTGCATGCTGGGGTCTTCGCCGGCCTTGTAGTCGCCCATCGTCTCGGGCGGCTCGACCTTGTATTCGCCCACTTCCTTCGGCGGCAGGTCACCCGTGCCGACGCGCTTTTCCAGGTTGGCATAGTTGTCGGCCAGCTTGCGCGCGGATGCATCCAGGTCGAATGCGCCGTCTTCCTTGGTGACACGGAATTTCTCGGGGATGAACTCTTGCGGGAGCGCCTCGGTAGCGCCTTCGCCTTGCTTGAGCAGCGAGCCAGCCGGCGCTGCGGGTGCGGCCGGTGCCGCTGGTGCAGCAGGCGGCGTTGCGGCGCCATCATTGCCTGCGGAGCCATCGGCACCGGTGCCGCCACCATCTGCGCCACCATCGGCGCCCGCTTCTTGCATCACTCGGTACGAACGTTTCCACATTGCTTACTCTCCGGTTTCGGCGTTCTCTTCGGGCACGCCGTTGGCCCGATTGATCTGGCTAACGACCCACTCAAGAAGCTCCCGGTGTGCCGCGTGGCGGTACGTTTGCAGCACGGCATCAATGCCGCCTGTGGTCACGACCTTGGGACGGAACCGCATCAGGAGGTCTTCAAGGATTGCCGCGCCGCGGCGGTCGTCCTCGAATATTTCCTTGTAGACACTCGGGTCGACGCTCATTGCGCTTGGGCCATTTGTTGGATGCCGGCACTGGCAGCTTCCATGCCGATCTGTTGCTGCATGGCCTGCTGTTGCTGGGCCTCTTGCTGTTCGGCGCGCACCTTGCGGATCTCGGCGACGTCATCGGCATTGCGCACGATCTTGGCCGGCACGCCCCGACCGTCAGCGGCCATGCGCATGCCTTCGTCCACGTCGTAGTTGTCCCAGACGGTGGGGTCTTGCTTCGCGGCAGCAAGCTGCGCCACGGCGGCGAATGTGCCCTCGATGGCGCTGACCTCTTCCAGCTTCTGGCTTTTGGCCATGGGCGACAGGTACACGATGCTGTACTGGCGGCCGGCCAGCGACTGCGGCGGGGGATCGAACAGGCCGCCACGGAAGGCCAGGCCGAAACATCGCTGAATCAGCGGCTTCAGGTATTCGGACTGCATGCGGCCATATACCGGGCCCAGCAATTGGCGAATCAGGTTGATACGGGCGTAGAACTCGGTGGCCGTGCGCGGCTGGCCTTCCATCGGGGGAAGCTGGTCCGCCATCATGATCTTGCGGATCTGCGCGGCAAGCTGTTCGCGCTTGGTGAAGGACACGTTGAAGTTGGCGCCGGTCGTCAGCGGCTTCATGCTGTCAACGCTGTTGGCCACGATGATCTTGCGCGGGCCGACCTTGACCGTGCGCGGATTCAGCACGCCGTCGTCCTCGGCAATCCACATGCCGGCGACCGCGATATCCACGTTGGCCAGCTCCATCTGGGCCAGCTTGTTCAGAGTCTTCACGTCCGGCAGCGCATCGAACATCGGGCCGACGGCATAGACGGAGTTCGGTACACGGGTCCAGCGCGGCGCGAAGAATGGCTGCTCGTGGAATCCCGACTCGCGCAGCGTGGTCTTCGCGTCGCAGTCAACGTAGACCGAGGCGAACGGCATGTTCTTGGCGCGCTTGGCGCCTTCCTTGCCTTCGCGGCGCGGGTAGATCGCGTGGATCAAGCTGACCTTCTCGTCGTAATTTTCCGACGTGTACAGCTCGCGCACCTTGTCGCTGACCTTGTCCAGGCCGAATTCGCCCACGCACTGTTCGACGGTCAGGCAGTACGGGCGGAAGACTGTGTCAATGGGGCCGCCATGCTTGGACGCTGCGCAGTAGCAGTTCCCGATGGGCCACAGTTCGAACTTGAAGCCGTCGATGCCGCCGTTCTCGTCGCGGTCGTCGGTCACGAACATGACGAACCAGCCGAAGGCGACCATGTCCAGCAGGCCATCCATGGACTCGGCGTCGAAGTTGCTGGCGTGGATCTGGGTCCACAGGCGCTCGGCGGACTCGTCCAGCCACTGGCGCTCGTTGTCTTCCTGGTCCTGCACCACCAGGCCGAACCAGCGCGTATTCGCCGGCGTGCTGCCCGTCTGGGTGCTGGATGCCAGGATGCGCGCGGCGTCCGTAGCGGTGGAGTCGTACAGCTCGGCCTGCTTGGTCTGTGTGCCGCTCAGTTCCTCGCGCTCGCCGTAGAAGCCCTGCGACCGAATGGGGAAGCTGTAATCGCCACACTGGCGCCACACGTCTTCCTTGTCGGAGCGCAGGCCCCGTAGCTCGCCTTGGCGTCGAATGATCGAGACTGCCAGATCGTCGTGCGGCACGGTGTGCTACTCCCCGAGACGGTTCTTGCCGTAGGCCAGGACGGACGAGGTTTGCGCTTGCCCACCGGTGCCGCCCGAAGCCAGCAGACTGCCGGCGCGGCGTTGGCGGGATTGCTCGGCGGCCTTGGCATTCGCTGCGGCGGCCGCTTCGTTCTCGACCTTCTTGCGCTCGGCTTCGGGGTCGACCGCCGTGGTGCTGGGCGTGTCAACAGGGTCATCCCAGCGCTTGTTCAGCCCTGCTGGGTCCAAGACTTTCTTGACGAAGCTGCCGCACATGATCAGGCCTTCGTCGCTGGCTTGGGCGTGGGAATGACCCAGCCGTCCAGGGACAGCACGGGCGCGGTGATGGCGTCGGGGTCGATGTCAGCGGCGCGCATCTTGGCGTAGTCCGGGCGCTCGGCCGGCTTCTTCGCGGTGGCCTTGGTCGGCTCGGCCGGCTCCTCGGCGGGCGCGGGCGCTTGGTCAGCAGCAGGCGCAGCGGGGGTTTCAGTGTCGGGGGCTTGGGTTTCGACCTGGTCGCCGTCGGGCGCCGTGGTGGGCGTCTCGCCCGGGGTCTGGACCTGGTGATTGCGCTTGGACATGCTCGGCTCCGTCTTGGGGGAAGATCGGAGCCGATTGTGTTGCTGGGGTGTGGACGGAATCCCGTCTTTTATTGCCTGGACTCGGCCAGGCGGCTGACGAAATCGGCCGGATGCCGCACGGGCAAGGACTCACGGGGTAGCTGCGTCGCCTCAGACCAGAAGCGAATGACCGTCTCCCCGTCCTGGTGCCGTGGCTCTGCGCCGTTCATCCAGCCCTGCAACGTGGCGCGCGGAATGCTGACGAAGTTCGACACGTCGTACAGCGTGTACCCCTCCCCGCGAAGCACCAGAAACACCCGGTTCCAGTCGATGGGCGGCGCGGGCGTGATGGGCGTCATGCTTCGGTCCCTCCCAGCGTCCGCCAGTTCTCGATGCGGCTGACGGCGTGCACCAGGGGCCGCTGAACCTGGGCCGCACGAGCTGCTGCAGCACGCATCCAGCGATCCAGGCGGTAGACCGGCGCGTTCAGGGCGTCGTGCTGACGGCAGGGAGCCGGCTCGCCCACTTCCATCGATGCGAAGCGCGTCAGGTAGTCCAGCACCCCGCCGCGCTCAGGCAAGGGCCAGCCGGTGGAGCGGTGGATGGCGCCGATCACCTCAGCCTGGGTGACGGTCTTTTTCGCGAATGCGTAGCCCAGCTTGCGCAGCTTTGTGGCGGACTGGTTGCGGGCTTTGCGGGCGGTAGCGCGCTCTTCGGCGGCCTTCATGCGGCACGCTCCTGCGCCACGGCCCAATCCAGCACCGCCAGCGCATCTGCATCGTTGTCCGTCTCCGGACGGAATCCCCTGGCACGCGCCTGCGCGATCATCGTGGCCTTGTCCGCCCCGCCCTTGCCCGTCCAGTGTTTTTTCACGGTCTGGACGTTCGTGCCCACCAGCTCGATGTTGCGGCGGTCGGCGGCGGCCTCGACGAAAGCACGAAATGCGCCGTAGCAGTGCGCATCCCGGATGCCGGCGTGAAAGCTGACGTGTTCGTAGGCGATGCGGTCCACACGATGCAGGTCCAGCAGCTCGCCCAGCCAAGCCTGGAACCGTAGCCAGCGCTGCCCAGGTGTCCACGACTTGCGTGGCGCAAAGCTCTGCGTGCCGTGCACCACCTTGCCGTCGCGCTTGCGCACCGCGTAGCCCGTCTTCGTGCCCAGGTCCAGCGCCAGGATGCAGACGTTGATCGCCGGCGCGGGCGTCTCAGGGGCGAACAGGCCGGCTTGGCCAGAATCCAGGCCCAGGGGCGGCGAAACGTGCGCGCGCGCGATGGCCTGCACGTCAGCAGCACTTAACCCGTCGGGCAAAGGCACGAGTTTTCCGGGCTTCAACATTCCAGGGTTCTCCCGAACTTCGCGCAGGAATGCGCGGGTCTGGGGCGTGTCTTCGATCACGACGCGGCCTGTGCCGGCGAATGCGTCGTAAGCGTCCAGGTCAGGCTGGGAAAGGATCGTGTCGTTCATCCGAGGTCACCTACGAGGTCAACGGCCTTGTGCCAGCTATCGCGGGCGGCCTTGGTTTTCTGTTCTGGGTCGGTGATGCGGGCCTGCGGGGTGGAACATTCATCCACCAGCTTGCGCAGCATCATGTCGCCCAGGGTCTGGGCGGTCTTGCGGTTGGAATTGCCGTATGCGTCGGCGAAGTCGCTGCGGTCGTGACGGCGAAGCCAGGCCAGGACGTCCTGCGGTACCGGCTGGCCGGGGTAGGCGTTTTTCAGGCGCCCAGCGAGGATGAACAGGTTGCGGCGGTTGTGCATCCTGGTCGTGATGCCGGCCTGGTCGGCGTAGGACACGCCGTGGTGCAGGTGGCAAAACCAGTCGCAGGATCCGGTGGTGCTGTCGGCGATGGATCCCGGCAGCATGCAGCCACGGACGCAGCACAGGCGCGGGTTGCGGGAGGGGGCTTGGCCCGAGACAGCGGCGGCTTCGTCGGCATAGCTCATGCGGCTTGCTCCTGTGCGCCACGCTGGCGCAGTGCTTCGAAGATGCGGTCTTTGAAGGCCGGATAGTCCTCGCCACCACGGGCGAAGAGACCAACCTCACGGCCCTTGCGGTCAATGCCGCCGTTCGACATCCACCAGCGGTCCTGGTCCTGCTTCGGTGCGGCGCCCTGCTTCGGCTTGTCCGGCACGCTGTCGGCCGCGGTGCGCATGGTCGTCAGGACCTTGGCCAGGTACGGCCAGGGGATGGGCTCCGGTGCGGGCTTGGCTTGTCGTGCAGCTTCGACGGCAGCCAAGGCTTCGTCCTCGGTCAGGCCCTTTTCGACCCATTCGCGGAAGTCTGGGCGACCTGGTGCGACGTCGATGCCCTTGGCGCGCAGCAGCTTGGCCATGGCGCCGTAGGGCGTGGGGTTGGGCAGGTATCCAGCTTCAGCCGGAAAATCGCTCTCGTGCGCTGTTTGCTCTTGAGACGGTGTTGGAGAGATATCTTCCCTTCCTATTCCATTCCCTTCCATTCCATTCCCTTCCGGGGGTGAGGAGTCGGCGAGCGTTCGACGAGGGGGGGTCAATTTCTCTGCGGAAAAGGCTGGATGCTTGTACGTTGGCTTGTCGATTTTCTGGTGATGCCAGCCGGTTACGTGCAAGAAGTCCTTGTTTTCATGGGAGTAATAGGCGATTAGTTCATTCGACGACAGCTCGTCGAGTAGTCGCTGAACATCTGCCGACGAAATATCGTCACCGGGGAACACATTGGCCTTGATGGTCTTCGGGCTGGCAACGTGATTGCCGGCGTCGTCGCAGAAGTTCCACAGCCCGATGAACAGGAGGCGAGCAGTCGGCGAGCAGTTCATGACCTGTTCGCTGGTCCAGAACTCAGGTTTTACGGTACGGATTCGGGCCACGATCACGCCCTCCTGTAAGCGAAGGGCTTGCGCACCAATTCATGGAACGCATTGGCCGCATCGGGATTGTGATCAAGCTCGGCACGCGACCCAACATGGCACACGCGGCGGATGTAGTCGGCGGCTTCGTCGGCGCTGCGGGCGCTACAGAAGGCCAGGAAATCGGGGTTCTTGCAGAGCTGCACCGCCAGCAAGCAGACAGGGCCGGTCCTGCGTCGGGTTGCGCTTCCCATTACTCGTCGTCCTCGAAAGCGAGATGCCCGACGCCCTGGATCTGATCCATGCGCTGCTTTGCAAAGGTCAGCATCGCGGCCAAGGTCGCCTCGTCGTAGCACTTGTATTCCTGCGGGGTCGCCTTCAGGCCAAGCGCCGCGAGAAAGCGCGCCATGCGCTCAATCTCGCCCGGCCGGCCGTCTGTCTTCTTGTCCTTCCACCGGCTTATCGCAGACTCATCAAGCCCCACGCATGCGGCTGCATGCGCGTGCCCGACGCTCGCAAGACGTTGCAGGATGATCTGCTCGATCTTGCGTGCGCGTGCGGCATCGCCAGCGGATAGTTCAGGAATGGACATCACCACTACTCCCCCCGCCTTCGGCGCTATCAGCGATAGCGCGCAGCATCATCCGGACCTGCTCCGGCATGCCCGGAGCCTCGTCTGCCACTTCGCGCAGCAACTTCGACAATCCGTCTCCTATCGCCGCTGCTGCACCCATGACTGCGATTTGAGAAACCGCCGCAGCGAAAACCTCAAGCTCCGTCAAGCGCTCTTCGATAGTTTTTTCGGCGGTGGCCATCTACGCAGCCTCCTGCGCCGGCGCCGTATCACCCAGCAATTCAGCCGGGAGATGCTTGCGCGCGATGGCAGCGACCACGCGGTCCTGGAGCCGTGGAGGCAGCTCGTCGGGCCACTGGTAATAGGCTTGCGGCGTAATGCCCATTGCTTGGGCGGCGGCCGCGGTAGTGCCGCCAAGCAGTCGGGTAGCTTCGGTCTTTTTCATGCGCCCATTAAAGCATTCTTTAATTTTCGGAGCAACCATGCTTTGTCCGAATGAAAGTACGCTTGCGCCCATGAAAAGCACGTACGGATCCCGATTGGCCGAAGCGCTGCGCCTCGCTGGGCGTGAGCGTCAGGAACTTGCAGCCGCAATTTCTGTGAGCGTTCAGGCCATTGGCCAGGTGATGATGGGTAAGACGAAGGCTCTGACAGCCGAAAATTCGGAACGCGCGGCGCGGTATCTCGGGGTGAATCCATACTGGCTGGCTACTGGTGAAGAGCAGCCGCTTCAGGCATCCTCGGCACCGTGGCCGTTCACGGCCGTCACGGTTGAGCAATGGAATGCTTTGAGCGACGCCCAGAAGGGCCGCGTGGAAGGCTTCGCCGAAGGCGTCTTGAAGGAAACTATCGGCCTAAAAAGCTCTGGCGCCCCTCGCGCCGCTTAGACCGGATTGGATAAAACTTGTGTGGTCGTCCTGTAGGGAGACAGTGGCCGATGAGTAGAGCAGCGCAATTAATTGCTTTTTGCCTGGCAGTTGTGTCGTTTTCTGCTTCTGCAGAACAGGATATAACCTCTGGAAATTTTTGGCTGCGCATGTGCGAAGGCAAAGAGACCTGGGAGCAAGGTGCATGCACCTTTTATGCAAGCGGACTGCATGACGGGATACTGCTACAGCAATCGCTCAGCGGAACGAACAAATTGCTATGCATACCGCCCGGTGTGACCAAGGGGCAAATAAAAGATATCTGGGTTAAAGCCATGAAGGACAACCCTGCGCAGCGTCATGAGCAGGGTGATCTCATCTTCGCGGCAGCGGTAAGCGCCGCTTATCCGTGCAAGAAGGGGAAATGATGCTTTTCGCACTTGCAGGAATGATCGGATACAAAGTCGCTCCAGTATGGGCCGGTCAGCATGCAATCAACACCTTCCTCAAACAGAACGGCGTGCCGTCGGGAAGAATTTCTAAAGCATGCCGGCGCGAACTCGCGGAAGATGCACTGAGCGCTGCCGCGCTGCTAACAATAGGAAAAAACACTGCGGCCCGAGTTGCTCAATACACGGATTGCCTTGAGGTTCGCGCCTTTCAGGTCGTCGCCTTGTTCACCATGCCGGACCGTGAGAGCCCGTTTCTGAAAGCGGCTTGGAAGACGCGCACGATCCTTGAAGCGCACGGCCTCACCCCGCCGCCCTGAGCCAACCACTGCCAACGAACCGCCTACAGGCGGTTTTTTTTGCGCCCACAAATAAAGCATGCTTGTTTTTAATAATAAAGAATGCTTTAATTCCTCCCATGCACTCACAACCCGTGAGCAACCAGGGAGAACAGCATGGACCGGAAGCACATCGTCATTTGGTGGGATGCGCGCGGCAATGCCCGCCAGTCCGAAAAGATGGACCGCGCGACCGCCGAGACGTTTGCCGCGCACATGCTGCCCGAGCAAGAAGCCCGCTTGGTTCTTGTCTCTGCCTAACCCCCACCCGCCCCGGTAGGGGCTAGGAGATCACCATGGAACAGCAAACCAAGCCTACGGCGACTGATGCCGAAGCCGTGCACGCCATGCGCCAGTACGGCGGCTCGTTCGTCAAGCAGCTGGCTCAGCTCTGGCTGACGGCGGACCCGATCAACCAGGGGCGCGTCGTTGCTGCGTTCCGGCCCGAGTTTGAGCAGTACCGCAAGGATGCCGCGACGCTGAAGCACTACGAAGGCGTGGCGCTCGAAGCGTCGCGCATGGAGCGGAACTGATCATGAACGCCCGCCCCGAAATCAAGCTGTCGCCCGAGCAAGAGCTGCGCATGGATCTGGCCTGGGATGTGCGCATTGCCCTGCGCGACGGCCAGCACGAGGTCGTGCGCTACGCCGCGACCAGCCCGAACCGTCAGCCGGCCGCGCATGCCGTCTACGAGGACAGCATCGGCAACGCCGCGCTGACCACCGCGTTCGAGGAAACCGCCAAGGCCTATGCCCGCGGCGACACCTTCGGCCGGATCGGCGAGCTGTTCACCAAGTTCATGGACGGCGCCAGCGCGCACTACGTGGAGACGCTGGCGGATGCGATTGAGGATCCCGAGCGTCAGCTTGATGTGTCGTTCGAACTGGCGCCGCGCAAATGACCCTCCCCACCCCTGAACAAGCCGCGGCGTTCTTCGCCGCCCTGTACCTGATTGGCCGTGTGGGCGACTTCTTTTCGCGCCTGCACGTCCGCCTCGATCCGTGGAGCGAAGCATGAATGGTTCCTCAAATGCCGATCTGGCCAACAACCTGATTCGGTTGCGCGGGGCTGCCGGCCTGTCTCAGTCCGAAGCGGCAAAACGGGCAGGGATCGCTGCCACCCAGCTTTCCCGATATGAGACTGGCCGATCACGCCCGAGGCCCAGCGTATTGGCCAAGTTGTCGCAAGTCCTTGATGTGCCGGCCAGCGCCCTGTTCGTAAAAGCCGAGGGCCACCAAGATGCTGCGCCCCACCTCGCAGGCAAGACCCTCCGCGACGATTTCGCTGGCAAGGCTATGCAGGCACAACTGACGGCGTTCTGGGCGATGGAAACGCGCCACGGCTGGTCGCACGACGAGATCGCACGGGAGGCCTACGCAATGGCCGACGCCATGCTGGCCGCCCGAGGTGCCCAATGAGCGACACCATCGACGACTACAAAGCGCTGACGGACCACCGTAAGGCGGTGCGCGCCAAGTTCGGCGTGAAGTGCCCGGGCTGCGCCGTCGCGCGCCCCAAGGCCCACCCGACCATCCTGATGCCGCAGCAGCGCTGCAAGGTTGATGGCTACCGCGACCCGCGCCCGGAACTGACCGAAGAGGAGTGGCAATCCGTATGAAACGCCTCCTGAAAGACCGCGACAACGCCGTCGCCGCGCTGGTCATTGCTGGCGTGCTGGTGGGCCTGATCTTCGGCTACGGCGACCGCCAGCAGCGCGACGAGCAAGCCCAATCCCCCACCCTCACCGCCTGCGAAGGCTGCGGCAAGACCGTGGTCGTCGCGAAGGAATGACATGAACATCGAATTGAAAGACGGCCGGCTGCATTTTTCGCTGATCGACGCCATCGGCCAGCTCACCGAGGACCAGAAGCGCGACGCCATCACGATCCTGGCATGCGACGACGAAGTCATCACGATGGTCGGCCAGCAGTTGATCGATGGCTGGACCGAGGATGGATCGCACGGCGCCATTTCCTGCGTTGCGACTGCCACGGCGTACCGCGGCCTGGATAGGGTCCTCCGTGACGTGGCTAAGGCTTCCAGCGACATCGCCCGCCAGGAAATTGAACGCCTGGAAAAGGCCCTTGCTTCGTGCGAAAAGCAGCGCCTGGATGCGCTCAACGAGTTGCACAACCTTCAAAATCACACTCGGGTGTACGGATGAACACGATCCCTGCCCGCACCTACCCGGCCATCGTGCACGGCCTGGACATCGAGGCGTACCACGCGGGTATCGAGCTTTCCAAGACCGGCCTGGACGACCTGGCGCGCAGTCCTGAGATCTTCCGCGCGCTGCGTGCGCCTGGTGCGCCGGCCCGGCCGCGAACCGCCGCGCAACTGCACGGCCATCTTGGGCATTGCGCCATCCTGGAACACGCCGAGTTCGCCAAGCGCTACAGCGTGCACCCGTGCATGAACCGGAATACGAAGGCCTGGCACGCCATCGAGGCGGCCGCAGCGCCCGGCGTGCAGCCCATCCAGCAAGACCAGTACGACACGGCGATGTCTCAGCGCGAAAGCGTGCTGAACCTGACGAACGTCTACGGCTCGCTGTCCATGGCCGAGATCCTGGGAAGTGGCTGGGCCGAGCCGTCCGCCTATTGGGTGGATCCGGACACGGGCGTGCGCTGCCGCTGCCGGCCGGACTTCGTGCATCCGCTGAACAAGCGCCAGGCCATCCTGGTAGACGTCAAGACGTTCGGCGATGCCGGTGTGCGCGAGTTCAGCAAGCAGGTCAGCCGCACGCGCTACCACGTCCAGGACGCGTTCTATTCGGAAGGCTTCGCGCGCGCCGCAGGCCTCGAAGTCGTGGCGTTCATCTTCGTCGTGGTGGAAGACAAGTTCCCGCACGCGTCCGCCTCCTATCAGCTTGGCAACGACAGCCGCTACGAGGGTTACAGCGAGGTCCGCCGCCTGCTGGACGTCTATGCCGAATGCGAGCGCACGGGCGTCTGGCCCGGCTATGCGCGCCAGACCACCGTCGTCGACATGCCCGCCTACGCCCTCACCTCCCAAGAAATCGAGATTTCCTATGCCTGACATTACCGACCTGCGCGGCACGATCGTGCCCAAGTCCGACCAGCTCAACGCGGAACAACTGCTGGGCGGCGACATGACCATCACCGTGACCGACGTCCGCATCGGCAACGACGAGCAGCCCGTGATCATCCATTACGAACACGACAACGGACGCCCGTTCAAGCCGTCCAAGACCGTCCGGAAAATCCTGATCTTCGCCTGGGGCGAGGACGGCCGGAACTGGATCGGCAAGTCCATGACCCTGTTCAACGACCAGTCGGTGCGCTTTGGCGGGCAGACAGTCGGCGGGATCCGCGTCAGCCACCTGAGCGACATCGAGCGGGAAATCGCCATTTCCCTGACCGCGACCAAGGGCAAGAAGGCCCAGCACACGATCCAGGTTCTGCAGGTGCCGAAGGCCGCGACCCTGGGCGACGTGCTGGCGGCCATTGCCGCGGCGAATGACGGGGACGGCATGGCACGCGCGCAGGCGCTGGCCCTGAAGCTGGTGGCGCCCGCCGACATCGAGCAGGCGCGCAAGGCCTACGGCGCGCGCATGCGTGAACTGAAAGCGGCCGCCGCGCCCACCTTCGACCCCGCGCCGATCCTGCAGATGATCGCCGCCGCAGCTGACCTGGACGCGCTGGCGCTGGCCGGCGAAGCCTTCCGCGACGCGCCAGACGAGCACTACGACGCGCTGAAGAAAGCCTACGACAACCGCCGCGCCGAGCTGGAATCGGACGCTTAACCCTTCCCCAGCAGCACAACCTACGGAGCAATCCCGCATGTTCTCGATCACCGAGCAAACCGCCCGCTTGCAGGTCACCAACCGGCTTGAGAAGCACGGCCAATCCAATGTGCCCGCGATGACCTTGCGGCTCACCTTCCGTGCGCCCAACGACATCTTGTCCGAAGTCGATTCCACCCTGAAGTCGTCGCTGTATCGCCGCCCGCATCCGGGCGAGAACGACATGGCCGACGAGGCCGACGAGCGCATGCAGGACCCCAACTACCTGCCGCGCCTGCGCCACCCGAAGATGAAGAACAAGGTGGTGATCGACGAAAAGATCGTCGGCGCCGAATTCACCCTGCATTACGGGCTGGGCGGCCCCAGCAACACCGTGCTGGATGACGTGAAGGTCGACAACTTTCAGTTTGATCCACAGGACGGAGGCACGGTCGAGTGCTCCATCGACATCGACATGGTGCCGAGCGAGCAGGCAGCGGGCCGCATCTTCATGCAGAACGGGCAAGACGTCGTCTTCTCCGTGACGCCGCCCGAGGAACCGCAGGCCTCCCTGAGCCTGGACCAGTAACCCCTTCGGCCGGCGCGACGGCGGGGCTACCTCAAGCCACCCCCACCGCTGCCGGTGCCGGCCACCTACACAGAGAAGACCATGAGCGACAAGATCATCATTCTTGAGCACGAAGGCACGTCGTACATCCGCAACGGCTACCACTCCATGAACCCGGATAGCGTGCTGGTGAACGGCCGCGCTGGCGTAGCGCAATCTTGCCCCGGGAATGCCATGTGGCTCATGGTCCATGGCAGCATCCAGACACTCGCGCGCATCACTGCGCCGGCAAATGAGCTGGTCGGCTGGGTGCTGAAGCCCGAGTATCGCGACGTCACCACGTTCCCGGTCGAGTTGGGCGCCGATGCCTTCCGCTACGAATACGACGAAGACGAAGACGACCACTACACGCCCACCGACCCTGCGGCGGTCTACAAATCGGTCTTCTACGAAAAGAAGTTCCAGCAGGTCCAGCGCGATCCCCAGCCGCTCGAATTCATCGTCGTTGATCGAAACTGCGCCCCGAAGGCCAGGCCGGAGGACATCAAGGTTGATTTCCCCGCCAGCCTGCGCGAATACCCGGAGACGTGGCACAAGCACCCGGTCACCATCGATGGCAATGCCTTGTTCGGGCGCGCGGCGACCGCTTTGGTGGAGGCAGCGCGCGAACGAAGCGGCGACTTCGTTGTGACCGATCATCGCAATATCGGCACGGTCACGCTCATGGGCTACATGCACCACGAGCCGAAGCAAAGCGAATACAAGGTGGGGCGGCGCACGGTGCGGCGCACCTTGACCAAGTCCGAATTCAAGATCATGGAACTCGCTTCCGGGACGTCCAGCTATACGAAGAGCGCGGATATCGTTGCCCGTGGCCTGTCCGGCAGCAACTGGGCCGACCTGGAATCCAAGATCAACGGCTTCATCGATCTGGTGCTTTCGTACATCAAGCCCGGCAGCGTGCGCGTGTGCGATTGCTGCAAGGGCGACGGCTACATCGTGACGGTGAAGCCATGATCCCCGCCATGAACCGCCAGCAGCGCCGCATGATGGAAAAGCAGCAGGCCCGCGTGCGCGCCACGCGCCGCCCTCGCCCCGAGCGCCTGCCCATGCTCGTCAAGACCCAGCAGACCCTGGCGCCGCTGGAATCGATCATCGACCAGATCGAGCGCGACGGCACGGTCACGGTCGACGCGCGCAATGTGCCGATCTTCCACTGCGTCGCCGACGGCGAGTGGTACGCCAGCGCGCCGGCAATCGCGGGCATGGCCGACTTCTTCGATATGTGGGCAGTGCGCCACGGGCACGCGTTCAAGGCCACGGCGCTGCGCCAGCTTGCCAACCGCCTGGAAGCGGGCATGCCCATCGACGGGCCGCTGATGGCCGCCCTGAACCGCGAAATACCCAACCTTCGCCGCATCGGTGCCAGCCTGGATCAGGCCGACGCATCCGACCTGCTGCGCCAAACCCAGATCCGCGCCGAGCTCGACGCCGCGCGCGCCACCGGAGCCTGAGAGCATGAACACAGAATGGAAGCCTATCGCCAGCGCGCCGAAGGGCCAATTGGTCATGGTGTACACGCCGCCCCAGCCCAGTGACTGGCCCGATACCGTGCGCATCGGCTTCGACTTCATCGACTCGGAGATCGCGGACGACTATTGGTACAACCACGGCGAGCATTATGAACACTATTGCTGCGTGGCCAAGCCGGAAAATTGCACTGGACCGCAGGAGTGCGCGCCGTATACCCATTGGATGCCGCTGCCCGCTGCTCCCTGCATGACCTGCAACGGTCACGGCATGATCGGCGGCCCGAGCTTCTATGCACCCGACGAGGGTGGCGAGCCTTGCCCGGATTGTTCTCCCCCCGCCCCTACCTCGCACCCTATACCCACCGGAGCGACGGGGGATCGCGACTGGGAACTTGCGTGCGACGAGTGCAACGGCTCCGGCCATGTGTTCGTCAAGCACCAGGTCGCCGAGCGCAAGACCGACGTGCAGGAGTTCAAGGAGGAATGCGAGGCCTGCGAGGGTCGCGGCTTCAACATCGCGTTTGAGGACATCCCGGGCATTGCGGAGTACGTGAAGTCTTGCCGGCCGGCCGCCACAGTAGCCACGGGGGCAGATGGGCGGAGCGCGACCTATGGCATGACCCTTGGCGAACGCATCGCCCACGTAGGCGGACGCACGAACGCGCAGAGCTATACCGAATTCGGCAGCCCCATGGCCGTCAACGCGCTGATCCAGCATGTGCTGCGCGATCTTGACTGGACGCGTCAGGACGACGACGACGGCGGGTATCAAGCCCGCTACCGCCTACCAGGAGGCGAATGGTCAAGCTGGGGGCATGTCGTATGCGGCGTGAAAGGACACGAACAGGAATTGCGCTACCTGCCCGGTGAGCGCCGCCCCGCTCCCGCTGCTGGCGATGCGCTGGGTGAAACGGTGACGATCTTGCCGGACGGAAGCGCCTTTGCCGTCGCCTCTTTCCCTCTGCCTGCGGACCATTGGCTCTACGCCGAACGCGAGTACGAGACGGGCGCCGAAGAACCCAAGGAGTTGCCCGCCCCGATCCTCACGCACGAGCAACGGGAAGCGGTGGTCGCCGCTATTCGCTATGCCGTGCGCGGCGCGACCATGTGCGGAAAAGAACTGGACTTCGACCCGGACGCCCTGGTGCAGAACGCAGTCTATGCCCTGTGCGGCCCCTACACCGCCGCCATTGCCCAGCAGAAGGGAGAGGCGTGATGGCGGGCGCCGTCTACTAC